AACATTCCAAATCTGACCTTTTGGTTTAACGGGACCAATGGCCAGAGTTGTATCGTTTAATATTTTAATCCACCTGCCGTCGGTATCTATCATGGTGATAGTAATGTCCTTAACCAGATATTGATGAAGCGCAACATCTGCCAAGAGCGCCGTACTCGTACTGACATCGGTACTGTACGCATCGATAATCTTCCATTCCCCCGCGGCAGGGGTTGTGTTTACTGTAAATGCTGCCATGATTAACCTCCAGAATGATGTCCATCGGGATAAAAGGATTGTTCACACGCCGCTACGGTCTGAGCACCCGTAATACCACTACCCGCCGCCGTATTCTCTTTCGGGAATGTTACGCCCGTATAAGTTCCGTGGTCGGTTGTGGTAAAGGGGCCATCAGTCTCGTTTTCTGTAACATACGCCGTCACCATCGCATCTAAATCCTGCGTATTCATTGCTTCGATGGACTTATGTGGGTTATGCTTAATCCACCATATAAAAGCCCACAGATTTATGTCTGCTGTTACTGCCATAATTAGTCTCCTATCAAATTTCCATTTTCGTCTCTTTTCCAGACGTTTAGTTTTAGTTTTCCGCAAGGTACGGTCGTCATTATCTTACCTGAACGCTTATTACAAATACCCTGCCGGTTCGTTATGCCTCTTTTGCATGACCGAAAATTCATCTCGTCGATTAAGTCTGTATCAGACACGCTCGCCGGGATAAGTTCCTCGTCGCCCCTCTTAACCGCTTCCATCATTTCGGTATCCATTAGTCAGGCCATCCATATTTAACGTGGTATTCTCTTGAATCCTTGTCCAAGTTCTCGTCACCGGGAGCAAGGACTACTTCCTTTTTCTCTTCCTTTTTCTCTTCTTTCTTAGCCATTACATACTCCTTAAAATAGGTGGAGGCCGCGAAGCCCCCACCCATGATTAACATTTAGAACGGACTTATCTGTAAAAAGATGTACGGCGGGTTGTCACTTGCCGCTCCTGTATTATCAAGAACGAAACCAGCAACTTGGTAGCCTGTCTCCCCTGTGGCGTCATCATAACCCGCCACGGCACCATCATGACGAAATACGACGGTACGCCAATTTGCGGTATCAGCAACTGGAAGGAATGGAGCCATCCAACACGGACCCCACGACTGATGCCAGCCATAAGAACCGGATGCTATTGCCGTGGTAGGTACGCCCATAGCAGACATCCCCTCATGACTTTCAGCATCAAGTTGGTTGTATGGATTCTGAGCGCATTCCATAAAAGATGCAGCTACCATCGTTCTGGTAATTGGACCGTCAAGATAGACCTTGATAGTCGCTGCGTTAGCTCCCTTTGCGTGGCCAGTAATCATTCGGAACTGAGGATTTGTTCCGTCAGGTTGACTCCACATACCACCAACCATGTTGTTCTTGGTTCCGAACCATGTTGCACCACCGGTAGTGGCGTCAAGAAGTATGTCAAGCCACTCGTCTCCGATAGCCCTTGCTGTTACATTGCCGCCAGTAATGCCACTATACGCACCTGAATTAAAAACTCCATAACCGGACTTTAGAGCCTCAGTAGCCTTACCATAATGGAATACCCTGTCGCCGATGCGATAACGAGTACCGCTTATGTGTTTCCTGACCGTTCCGGTGCTGTAAACACCGTACTGGGTCGTATCACCTGTTACTATTTTCAACTGTCCTGCTAATGAATTTGGATGATTTTGTCCTGTGTACATAATTCTCCTAACTTAACTTGTATTAACCCTTCAGGTTAATTATTTCTTCTTCAATGAAATTTCCACAACTCCCGGCCCTTCGACCCTGGTTGCTCCGAAACTCATCTTGACATAAGGCTGGACGGAATAACGCTTGTCGGCACGCTCTGTGATTCGAGTAGTAATTTCCTTGCCAACACCGAGCTTGATAGCGTCCTGCACCCATGCGTAACATTCCACGGCTTCGTCTGCTGTCTCGGCCTCACTGTCCCTCAAATGGCCCTTCGTCGCATCCATGTAATTCTGTAGCATGATGAACTTGAAGCCCATGTAGGTATCAATCTGGCCCATTGCCAATGCCTTGACCGTGTTGTAATCCGAACTCTTAACTTCCGTAGTGTTGAGCAACATATTAAGGTTGTACGGATTCGTGACGAAGAACCTCTGACGGTCGGGGTCAATATCGCCCTCGTCCAGAAGTTGCTTGCACGTAAGGAGCTTGGCGATAGTCAAAGCGGTAGAAACCGCAGCCGTATGATTTGAGCCTGCGGTAGCAACTGTTCCATCACTGTCTACGAGACGACATTCATCGGCATCGTAGTTGTTAATGGATGTCGCACCAGTTTGGCCTGCATACGATACTCCACCTAACGCATTGTAAACGTGCATATCGATTCGGCGGTTGGCGGCTGCGATGGCGTTCTGGACGTAGGTACTTGCGGGGTCGATAAGCATTTTTATCTTATCGAAATCGTCCACAAGGTCGGCCCAGTCCCAATCTACCAGCGTACCCTTACGCCTTGAATGAGGTGTGGAAATAAGAGGTGTATCGCCGTGGCGGTCGTCTACATCCTCGCCTGCGGTCGCGCCAATTCGTTCTCCGTAGAACGACCGGCCCGTAACCGATTCCATCTGGCAAGTGCCTCGTAGACGACTTACCTTCTGTTGTGATAACAGTAGCACATTAGCGCTATACTGTTCCACAAACGCTGTATCAATTTCAAAACTCATTTGATTAACCTTTCACATTAGTTTTTAGTAACGCGGAATGATTGTCCCCAATGGGGTTCAATCCTGACTTAACGCCGTGTGGCGAGCGGTTTACCGCTATCTTCCGGTTCCTTGTAAAAGGTTAACCGACTACTATTTACTTATTTTTGCCCCTGCTGTTTGGCTTTTATCCCAAACAACTTGGAGGCTTTTGCTACTAATTCATCGTGTCTTGCTATGTTCTTGTTACTGAGATAATCAGGGTCATTCATAATATCGTTCAACTGCTGCTGTAGGGGTGGCCCTGACAAATCCCCTTGTACCATTCTACCCTCTCCCATCGCCTGCCCTACGTTGGCAAGGAATTTCCTCATCAGGAGCCTCTTATTGCCGCCAAACTCTCCGACGGGATGTTCCTTAGATGGGAACAGGGCGAGAATATCATCATCACCCCAACCCTCGGTGAACTTCCTTACCGCATTGTCTATATAATGACTGTTTACTTCGTAATTGGTGTTCTCTTCGGTAAGAATCTGCCTGTCCTGCTCGGCTGATTCGGCGATTTCAGCCGCTTGCTTCTGCGCCTCGGTAGTCTTTAGGATGTTATGGAAGTCCTCCATAACCACATTGACCTGATCCTGCGATAAGTTCTTCTTGTTCCACTTATCGTGCATTGCCGAAAGAATATCGTCCTTATCTTTCAACATTTCTATATCAGGCTTCTGATATTCGTATTTATCAGGGACGTTCATCGCCCTGCGGTATTCCTTCACCTCAAATTCGGTCGATTTATCGTTTATCGGGACTACGCCCTTCTTACCCAACATTTTCGCCTGGTTGCCGGCGGTCTTTAGAAGCTCCTTCACGTTGGCATTAAAAGGAGAATCGTAGAACTTCTCTGTCCTCAACTCTTCCGGTAAGAGAACGTCCTTCCAGCCGTCTTTGTACGTACCATCAGAATTGATAAAGGCTTCTGTCGTTTCTGTGCTTGACGACTCTGTTGTCGTTGCTGTTGCTTCATCCATAAAAATTTCCTTACAATAATTTTAGTGCGTCTTTTATCAAACTATTTTTGCTTTTAGGAGAAGTACCACTAAGTGCCTCTTCCAGAATTTCTTTCACTCGCATCAAATCCGTAACTATTAAGTCCATTTTCTGATCAATTTCTGCTGTTTCGTTACTCATATAATCTCCTTATGTGTAGCCTTACCACCGTCCGGCTCGGTTAGGTTTCTGTCAATTTCCTGGTGGATATATAAAATCACTTCGTGCATACCTAAATTAAAATCCGTTTGGCGACTGTTATCCGAAACATATATACCAGTACGCTTGTGTCTACATTTACGATTCAAATCTTCCAGCACCTTAGCGCCATGCTCAGATGCGAAAAAGTTCTTATACGCCATTGACAATGCTTTCTGTTCGTCAGTCATTCTTTATAAACTCGTCAATTTCGCCCCACACCTTTGCCCATACCGAACAAAAATCGCACCGATTCTTGGGGTTGCATTCTTTAATTTCGCAATGACCGATATAGTTGCCCATAGCGTTTTGTGCAGCAGTCAATAAACGAACGGCTTTATCCTTAAAGCGATTCATTTCTTCAATATACTTATTTTGTGCTTCAAT